GCAGATTATGGTGTTGTTAATGCCACTACGATAGATGAACAACCCTACTTTTGCTTAGTCGACATAGCACGCATCCTGGATATTAAGAATGCGAAAGATTGTAGAACTGGAATACCTAGTTCTGATGTAGAAACCTTGGAAGTAAAAACTGGGAGTACCACATCAAAACGAATCTTTATTAATGCCAAACATATTAGTACGTGTTTATTCAAATCAAAGAATACTAAAGCACAACAAATCAATGATTGGCTTTACCGGATAGTGATTCCACAACTGATGAAACAGTTTGACTATGATTTAGAATCTTTTAATGATCCAGAAACAGTAATCCAGTTTTTAGATGAATTTCAAGACTTGAAAATTAGAAATGTAATTCTTGAAACGGATAAGAAACTTAATGCACCAAGATTGAATTTAATTAACAAACTACTAGGGAGTAAATCATGTGTTGATTTGGATAGAGTCACTCAAGTCATAAGATTTCATCATTTAAGCAATACTGATTTATATAAAATACTACGTTCAAGTCATGTTCTTGATGATAATAATGTACCATACCAGGAGTTTTGTGATCGTAAGTATTTTAGAGTAGTGGAATCAAAGGTAGTATCTGGTGGAGAAATTATCCGCCAACAAAGAACATATGTATATAAAAGTGGGGTTTCTTTTATCGAAAAAATTCTAACAGAATATGAGGTAAGAAACCATGATCCAAACAAAAGAAAAGCATTATACGATAGCTGAAACAAAGAAGATACTAAGGCTCTCTTCACAAACCATCCAGAAGATGTTACGTAGAGGAGAGCTCTTAGGATTTCAATCCGGAAACAAATGGGTAATATTTGAATCATCGATAAATAATTATATCGAGAAAAAATTCAAACAAACCACAAGAATCAAACGATTAATGCAAGAAATAATGCTTGTGATTGCTTGTGTAAGACAATGAAATCATATCAATGTAGTTATATCAGGTTATTTCAGCATACACGAAAACTAAGAGGTAAAAAGCATGGCGAGACCAATCAAAAAAGGATTATCCTATTTTCCATTGGACGTCGGTGTTTTTAAGGACAAACGAATCACCAAAATCGAACGTAAATTTGGAGTATACGGTTCGAGTATTTTTTTAAGAATTTTAACGATGGTATATGAGCACGGGTATTACCTGGAAATGACTGAAGAAGATTTGATCACTGAACTGATTTATCAAATTGGAGTAGGCAAGATCTCATATCAACGGGTACGCAATGTAATTCTCATGTGTTGTGAGCTAGGCATCCTTGATGAGCCGCTATTTCGACAAGGGGTTATTACATCTGATGGTATTCAGAAACAATTCATCCGAGTCGCCAAAAGGCGTAAGGAAGTAGATATCTCCAAGTATTGGTTGCTAGATTCCGCAACAATGGAAGAAATAGGGGTCCTTTTAAGCATGGAAAAAAATGAGGAAAAAGGAGTTAATGTTAACAATAACTCGGTTAATGTTGACATTAATACACAAAGTAAAAGTAAAAGAAAAAGAGATAAAAAGATAAAAGAAGATAAAAGCATTTATGGGTTCCCCAAAATGCACTTTTTAACAAAATTATTAATTCAAAGAAAATACATTGAAGAAATAGATGCAGACATCATGAAATATAATGATTTGTTTGAATCAGCGATTGATGAGTATAGTTATGAGAATGTGTTAAGTGGAGTGAACTATATTATTTCATATGCTAGAAACCCTAATCCACCAATTGATGATAAGTTCAATTTCATGAAGGTATCTTTGATCACAAATCTAGATCGATTTAGAAGTTTAGAGAATAGAAGAGGGGAGACATTTGATGACTGGTTCAAAAACATCTTTTTACAAGTGGATAGATGATATTAAAAAAGCCTATAGGCATAAGAACGAATTAGAAGAAAAACTTCAGTTCTATGAAACTAAGCTTATTGGTTATAATGCAGTTACTTATGATTCGATAGGATCAAGTACGACAAAAAATAATGTTGAGGAGAACTTGTTATATGTTATTGGGAAAATTGATAACGTAAAAGCGAAATTAGACAAAGCACAAAAACTGATTGATGAGTATATTAGTTTTAAGCGTAAATTAAAATCACTAGAAGCGTTGGTATTAGAGTATCTTGTTGAAACGTCATTTTCAAAATCTGTAATAGCTAACAGAATAAAGGCTTCAAGAAGCAGAGTCTTTCAAATCATTGATAATATTGACAACNAAAGATAGACTTAATCCCAAATTGTGATTTATTTCCTTAGCTTTAAATAGTTATAATAATGAAGTATAAATGTTTTACAGGAGAAGGTGAGTAAATTGGGTCAAACAACATTAAATCCATTTATCAAGTGGCCAGGTGGAAAAAGCCAGGTAACTAAGTATTATTAAAAAACATTTACCTAAGACCATAAATAACTATTATGAACCGTTTCTAGGTGGGGGTTCTGTATTCCTTGCTCTTAAAAATAATAAAGCATATATTAACGATTTTTCAGAAGAGTTAATGGAATTATATAAAATGATTGGTGAAAACAATAATCTTTTTTTTATGCATCTAGATGAAATTAGCAAGACTTGGAAATTACTTGATGATGTGGTGTTTGAGAAAGAAGAAGAATTAAAGAAAATGTATCAAAATTACAAAGCAGATCGACTAATCTTATCTACACCGAAAATTAAAGATAAATATAAAGATAAAGTGTATACTTTCGTTATCCAAAATGCTGAACAATTTAATGGGTTATTAGAAGATCATTTTAACTATGATATTGATAACTTTATTTCACAGATTAACAAATCACTTTATAATAAAATCTCTAGAATGTACAAAATAGAGACAGATAGAGGGGATTTACCTATAGACGATATTATTATAAATATTTTGACAGCATTCAAAGCAGCATATTATACTCACTTTAGATATGTTTATAATAACAGGGAAAAACTTCAATTATCAAGAGAGTTTGCAAGTGCATTATTCTATTATATTAGAGAGCATTGTTATTCTTCTATGTTTCGATATAATGCCAAAGGTCATTTTAATGTTCCATACGGGGGAATATCATATAATAACAAGAATTTTGACAAAAAAATCAAGTATATGAAATCTAGCACTTTACAGAAAAAAATACATGATGCCGATTTACATACAGAGGATTTTGAAAAGTTTTTAAATCTAACTAAACCTTCTAAAGATGACTTCATTTTTTTAGACCCACCTTATGATACTGACTTTTCTACTTATGCAAATAATGAATTTGAGAAAAATGATCAAAAACGCTTAGCAGATTATATGTTAAAAACCAAGGCTAACTTTATGCTAATTATCAAAAATACAGATTTTATTTTTGACCTATATAATAAAAAAGGAATTTATATTAAGTCTTTTGACAAAAAATATGTAGTTAGTTTCAAGAACAGGAACGAGAAAGATGTAACTCATTTGTTGATTACAAATTACGAGTTATAAGGATAGGGTGAAAACATGGATGAATTAAGAATACAAAAGATTAAAGCGATAAAAGAAATTGTAGATACATCAATAAAATCATTTGTTGATGGTTTTGAAGGTAGATATGAAACTGAAGTTACAATGGATACTGGTGTAATAAATCAAAAGAAGAACAACGTATTTATAAGCGAATTAGGAGAAGAATTTATGTTTTACTCTGCTTTTGTAAGATCGTTCGATTCTTCGTTCGGAAGACAACTAGAACGTATAGGTAACTCAATCGCAAAATTATCTTATGATGTAAGAAATGGTATTGAATCATATATACTACCACAGCAAAAACAACACATTGATTATTTGATGACCTCTTACGATAATAAGGAAACACCACAAGTTGAAGACTATTGTGAATTTAGTTCAGTGCAACCTAGAAACACAAGTAGCTATGAGTATAAACATGAAACAGATAATTATTTTTATGATCCAGAAAATAAAATCCACTATGTAATTGAACTTAAAGCCGGTGGTGACTTAGATATTAAGAAGGCTAAATCAGAAAAAATTGCACTTCTAAACGAGTATTTCTTATTGAAAAATAAGATAAGACTAACTGATGAAACCGTGATTATTAAGTTTGCGACTGCTTATAACAAATTTGGTGAAGGTAATGAATGGAAGCAACATCAAGTAAGAAGATATTTTGATGAGAAAGAATTACTAATTGGAAAAGATTACTGGAATTTCGTGTGCAAAGAACCAAATGGTTTTGAGATTGTTTTTGAGCAATATAGAGAAAGTGCTAAGTACATTAAAGACGCTCTTGAAAGAATTAAAAACATGTACTTCTAATTAAACATGACAAAAAATCTTTTAAATGCTACAATTATAACAAGTAGCATTTTTTATTTGGGAGGTAAGGATAATGATAATTGAAAAACTAAGAATTATAAATTTTAAATTGTACGATACAACTGGGAAAGTATTTAATTTTCATGATGATCTAAATATTATTGTAGGAAACAATGATACAGGAAAAAGTACCATACTTGATGCACTTCAACTAGTTACTACAGGGAAAATTGCAGGTGTATATGCTGAAAGAGCTTTAACAATGAACTTATTTAATATGAAATCTCAAACTGATTTCATAGAGAGTGTGGCAGAAGGCAAACCTGAGTTACCAGAAATAACAATAGAAATCTATGGTAAAAAGGATGATCGTTTTGCAAATCTATCTGGAACCAATAATACATTGGGAGAAGATTGTCCAGGTATGCAGTTTAGACTAGAGTTTGATGAAACATATGCAGCTGAATTTAAAGAGAGAGTATCTAGAAATGAAATTACTCAAATTCCGATTGAGTATTATAAGATTTCAAAGCACTATTTTAGTGGAGATCCAATAGAGTATAGGAAGACCCCATACAAAACAGCCTTTCTTGACGCTTCAAAGAATAATTATTCAAGATACATCAGTCAATACATTGATACTAATATAGCAGATTACCTTGATCCAGCTGACAAAGCAAATTTAAGTATAGAGTACCGTAGTAATAGAGATAAATTCACTAAAAGCGAACAAATAAGAAAATTAAATGAATCGCTACAAAAAGACAAACATGTTCTTAACGATAAGAGTGTCTCAATTGATTTATATGACGAATCAGTAGATGAATGGAAGAAACATGTAACAATAAAAATTGATGAAAATCCTATTGATACTCTAGGGTATGGAACTCAAAATAGTATTAAAATCGAATTAGCGTTACGAAATAACAGTGATCTAACGAACTTAGTCTTAATAGAAGAGCCTGAAAACAATCTCTCTTATGTAAACATGAGCAGACTAATTAAAAAAATTGTAAGTGTATCAACATCGCAAATCTTCATTACAACTCATAGTAGTTTTGTTGCAAACAAGTCTAGCCTTGGTAAGTTAATAATTCTTGGAAATATAGACAATACGAATTTATCGAGTTTATCCGAAGATACAATTGAGTATTTTGAAAAGTTACCAGGTTATGATACTTTGCGAATTGTTCTATGTGAGAAAGCAATACTTGTTGAGGGACCATCTGATGAACTTATAGTGCAACGAGCTTATAAAGATGTCCATGGCAATTTGCCTATTGAAGATGGAATTGATGTTATCACAGTGGATTCTCTTGCTTTTAAACGCTACCTTGAAATTGCTCAAAAAATAAAGAAAGAAACTGTTGTTGTAACTGATAATGATGGAGATATTGAAAAGAATATTAACGAAAAGTATACTGATTATCTTAATATCGCTAACATAACTTTTTCATATGAAAAGAATGAAGAACTAAAAACATTAGAGCCAAGTCTTGTTGAAGCAAATATCAATAGTGAAGATTGGGAAAAATTCAAGTTAGTAATTTCCAAAAATGGTAGTATGAAAAACAAATCAAAAGAAGAAATTCTCTCATTTATGGAAAATAATAAAACAGAATGGAGCTTCCGTGTGTTTGATTATGAAGAAAATATCAAATATCCGGAGTGCATTTTAGATGCAATCAAGTAATTCTGTAATCATTTCAGCTGCTGGTTCAGGTAAAACATATAGTATATGTGAACATGCAATCAGTAATCTAACTTCTGAAAATAAAGTATTATTAATTACATATACTAATAGAGGAAAAGAAACAATTATTAAGGAATATAAAAAACAAAATCTTGGTGTTTTTGACAAGAATGTAATTGTTAAAACTTGGTTTCAATTTCTATTATCTGAATGGATTAAACCATATCAAGCTTCTTTTTTTAAAGATATAAACTTAATCAAATCTTTTGACTTTACACAAACTTATGGTTATGTTAATAAACGACCGATATCTTCTCCAACCAGATATATAACAAGAGGAAGGAATATTTTAAGCAATGAAGCATCCAGGTTAGCGTTATTACTTAATGATAAATCTTCAAATGCGGTTATTAAAAGGTTAGAGAAAATCTATGAATACATTTACATTGATGAAGTTCAGGATCTATCAGGTGACGATATTAACCTATTAGAAGTATTATTTGATTCGAAAATAAATACATTTTGTGTTGGAGATCCAAAACAATCTACTTACCAAACTTACAACACAAAGAAATACAAAAGCAAAACTGGTAGAAACATATACCAATATTTCAATGCCTTAAGCAAGGATTCGATTGTGACGATAGATGTGAACAACAAGTCCAGAAGGTGCAATTCTGATATTTGTAAGTTAGCAAATATCATTCATGCAGACGAACCTTTAATTGAGTCTTTTGAAAATGAAGATAATCCACATAAAGGTGTATATATAATTTCAAGGTCAGATGTAAAAGACTACTATGATAGTTTTAGACCCATGATTTTGAGATATGACAAAAGAACACAATGTGAATTCACTGAAGTTATAAATTATGGTGTCTCAAAAGGTATGACATTTGAGAGAGTAATGATTTATCCAAACCAACCACTAGTTAAACTTATTAAAAATGGGACACCATTAAAATCTCCTGAAAAATACTATGTGGCTGCTACTCGAGCTAAACATAGTGTATGTATTGTGGTTGATAAGATGAAGGGAAACGCTTTGTTTTCACCTATAGAACTTGAATTGGATAGTGGGAAGAGGTTAATTGTGTACAAAATGCAGCTTTAAAATCAATAACGGGGTAAAATCATAAATAGGAGGATATTGAAGTGGATGATAATTATTTAGAAACAATGAAGAAGGTTCAAGAAGTTTTAAGTTACGAGTACGAAATTCCAAAAATTCCTGATATTAATCTAGAGATGATTGAAAGTCCGTTGATAGAGCAAAATGGAATTCTTAGAGAAACACTTGAAGTTGTGACTAAGAGTCTTGAATTAGCTATTGAAGAAAAGAAAGTAGCAAAAAAAGAATCTAGAAGAAATTTAATTATTGCAGTAGCTTCGATCGTGGTTGCAATTATTATTGCAGCTTTGGGATTTATTTTCTAAGCCTTCTATAATCCTTGTGATTTCTTGTATAGCAAACGAAAAGAAATCATATAAGATTATATTAGATTAAATCACAATACACTTTTGAGAGCCTAATTGGGCTATATCGTGCTTTATGCTCATGGACANAATTTGACAATTATGATAGAGTGTATTTATCGTGGAGTACTGGCTAAAAGTAAGCCTAGAAGTAATAGGAGTTCGAGTTGATCGGATTCCTTTTTCTTTTGCAGAAAGATTTGTAGTATTCAACTGGTAAGTCATTACAGTTTTGACAATAATTACCTAACAGTTGGAGTGATTTAGAATGAAAGGATATACGCTTGATTACTACGAAAAGTGGGAACGTGACGGTATACTAGACAAAAGGTTAAATGAGATAAAAGAATTAATTTCAAAAGGAGTTCCACAAGTTGAGATTGCTAAGATTCTTGGTATGTCAGAAAAGACAATGTATAAATTGAAAAATCGTCATCCCAAAATGAATCAAGCATTCGTATTTGGAAATGATGATCTAAAATATACTTTAATCGATACCTTAATTAAAAAGGCAGTCGGTTACGAATATGAGGAAACTCAGACAACTATCGAAGAAACAAAAACTGGGAACCAAAAAAGAAAATAGTTAAAATATAAGAAAAAAGCACAACCAGATATGAATGCGGTGAGATATCTGCTTATCATAAAATTTGGTCGTGACTATAATGATAAAAAAGAAGAAATCGATGCAATGTATGAGCGTTTGAGAAATAGAGAGGAAAAGTGGACGAATGCAAGTAGTGATGAAGAAGATAACTAGTCTTCTAGAATATGATAATAATCCAAGACATAATGAAGAGGCTATAGATGCAGTCGCAAATTCCATACGTGAGTTTGGATTCAAAGTTCCAATTGTAATCTCAAGTGACAATGTCATCATTGCCGGACATACTCGCTTAAAAGCCTCTGTGTCGCTTGGTTTAGAAGAAGCGCCATGTATTATCGCAGATGACTTAAATGAGGAACAAATCAAAGCATTTCGCTTAGCTGATAATAAAACAGCTGAACTGGCTACTTGGGATTTATCTAAACTAGAAGAAGAATTATCTCATATAGATATTGATATGCTTCAGTTTGGTTTTGAGGAAATGGAAGAGTTACTACCAGATAATGCATCCGATGATGATTTTGATATCACTGATGAAATCCCTGAAGTTCCTTTCTCAGAACCTGGAGATATTTACGAACTTGGACCACATCGATTAATGTGTGGTGATTCTACTGATTCAAAACAAGTAGCAACATTACTTGATGGTCATGAAGCAGATATGATATTTACGGATCCTCCATATAATGTAGATTATGAAGGAACAGCTGGAAAGATTAAAAACGATAAGATGGAAGACGATAACTTCTATCTTTTTTTATACAACGCATTTCAGAATATGTTTGAACATACAAAACCAGGTGGAGTGATTTATGTTTGCCATGCAGATACTGAAGGGCTTAACTTTAGAAACGCATTCAAGAACGCAGGCTATAAATTGGCTGAATGTTTAATCTGGGTTAAAAATGCATTAGTACTTGGTAGACAAGATTATCACTGGAGGCATGAACCAATTCTTTACGGATGGAAAGAAGGAGCTGCTCATTACTTTGTTGATGATCGCACTCAAGATACCATTTGGGAATATAACAAACCAAAGAAAAATGAAGAACATCCAACCATGAAACCTTTAGAGCTTGTTGGAAAAGCAATCAGTAATTCATCAAGACGGCATGAATCCATATTAGATCTTTTTGGTGGTTCAGGTTCAACCATGATTGCATCTGATCAACTTGATCGTAAATCATTCTTGATGGAACTTGATGAGAGATTTGTTGATGTCATTGTGAAACGTTATATCAAGCATAAGGAATCAGATGAGAACTGTTATTTGATAAGAAATGGAAAGAGGTCTCCAATTAGCCATTTTGATATCTTTGAAAATTAGTTACTATAGTGAAAATAGTACTTGCTATTTAGTCCCTTTAGAGTGATATATATAGTAACCAAAACAAAGGAGACTAAGATTATGGAAAAAGAAATGAATGTTAAAACCTGGATTGAAAGCTTCAATAACGGAGATTTTGAATCAAAAGATTATGCAATACAATGTGAAGCTGGATGGTACGATTGGTTTTGCAAAGATACAAGTTTAGCAGGTAAAACCAAACGTATGGGGAACATCGTAAAAAAAATCAAGCGTGGTGGAAAAATCAACCTTGAAAACATGTATGTGTGGTTCAAGAACAATTGCCCTTTACATGGTCCACTCTATGATGATTTCCGATTCGCAGATATTGAAACTGGAGATGTACAATTTACAATTCAAATTGAGAGTGTTCATAATGAGAAACGTTATACAGTATACGGCAGAAAAAACAATTTTGATAAACCATTATTTGTATCAGACTCATCAAGAGAATTAGTGAAATGGTTCAATGAAGGGTGGGACTTATAATGTATAAAGAGTTCAATGCACATCCGAAAGGAATCAAAACTGGAGATTGTGTAGTAAGAGCAATCGCAACAACAAAAAGCATAGACTATCTAGAATGCAGAAGAGAACTAAACCGCTCAAAACGAGAACTTGGATATTCGAGTTATAAAGATACGAAGTTCTTATACGATTATCTAAAAGGTTATCCAAGATTGATATTTAAAGCAGTAAAGGGAGAACCAAGAATCAAAGGTAGTGACTTTACAGAATTACATCCGAAAGGTACATACATTCTAAAAATGGCTGGACATATTACAGCTTGTGTAGATGGAGTGATACTTGATACTTGGGATTGTTCATACCGTTCAGTTTATACAGCATGGGAGATAGCAAAATGAAAGTAAATTTTATTAGAAAAGCAACGCCTGATGAACTTCTTCCACAAGATGAGTTCATCATCGAAAAAGAGATTATCATTGATTCGGATTTGTTTGAAACGTTTATACATGATCCACTTGATGATTATGAATTTATAAAAGAAAACATTGATGTGATGTATTGCGATAAAGAGGATGTGTTCCATTGTATTTTTGTAACAAGCAATGAACATGATTTCGGAATCCTAGTTGAAAGTGAAGGATACCATTATGCAAGATACACAGCACACTTACCAAAATCAGTACTGAGGAGCGAATAGGCTCCTTTTTTGCTCATTTATAAAGGAGATGAAGTTTAATGCAAGTAGTAACAAGTGAATCAGTATTTAGTGGACATCCAGATAAGGTCTGTGACCAAATCAGTGATGCAATACTAGATGCCGTTTTAGAACAAGATAAAAACGCTCGAGTAGCAGTTGAAACAGCAATCAAAGATGATTTGGTTTTTGTCTTTGGTGAAGTAACAACAAGTGCGAAAGTAGACTATGCAAATATAGCAAAACAAAAACTCAAAGAGATAGGTTATGAAGATGAGTTTGTTGTCATGGAAAAGATATCAAAACAATCAGCTGATATCGCTCTAGGTGTGAACTCGACTGAATCACATGAGCAAGGTGCAGGCGATCAAGGTATTATGTTTGGATATGCTTGTAACGAAACACAAGAATTTATGCCACTACCGATTATGTTAGCAAATCAAATCTCAAAAGAAATGGATAAGATTCGCAAAGAGAAGTATTCACATATCTTTGGTCCAGATGGAAAATGTCAGGTATCAGTTGGCTACAAGAACGGTAGGCCAAAGAAAGTACTAACAATTATTGTATCAGCACAAACAAAACCATGGATTAAGAAAGAGTTATATGAGGATCTTATCATTAACGAAGTCTTAACTAAAGTCTTTGACTTTGATACGATTGTTGAAGCAGAGGTTTTAATTAATCCTACTGGAGAGTTTGTGATTGGTGGTCCTTATGCTGATTCCGGATTAACTGGTAGAAAGATTATTGTAGATACTTATGGTGGTTATGCTAGACATGGTGGAGGAGCCTTTTCTGGCAAGGACGTGAGCAAGGTTGATCGCAGTGCGGCTTATTATGCCAGATACGTAGCAAAAGCTGTTGTAGGGGCAGGTTTGGCCACACACTGCGAGGTTCATTTGAGCTATGCAATTAGTGTAGCAAAACCAGTGAGTGTTTTAGTAAACACCTTTGATACTGGAGTTACATCTGATGAAGAGATACAAGCACTCGTGAATTATGTATTTGATTTTAGACCAGAAAGCATAAGAAAAGAACTCAACTTAGATAAAGTTAAGTTCCAAGAATTAGCAAAGTATGGACACTTTGGTCGTGAAGATTTAGATGTTCGTTGGGAACATGTAGATGATATTATAGCTGAACTAAGAAGATTATATGAGAAAGCCTAAAGAGATACATAGATTCTATAAGTCTGTTCCATGGCAAGTAGCAAGAGAAATCAAGATAAGAGAAGCCAATGGGAAGTGTGAAAGATGTGGGGCTTTAGGAGAAGAAGTTCATCATAAGATAAGACTTACAATTCTTAATGTGACTAATCCTGAAATCAGTTTGAATCAAGAGAATTTAGAATTGTTATGTAAGAAATGCCACAATGTAGAACATAAGCGTTTTTCTAAGTCACAACAATTTGATGAAGATGGAAATTTGATTTCACGATAAACCTCGTTTTTATAATTCATTTTTGTTATAATTATGAAAAGGGGAGTTGATATTATGGCAACATACAAAGCTATTCAAAATTACATAAAAGATAAATATAATTGTTCAATAAAGACTTGTTGGATTGCAGATATGAAGGAACAATGTGGGGATATCTACTAGAAAGGCACCAAATAGGATATCAAAATCAAAAAGAGTTTATCCATGTCCTGAAAAGTATAAAGCCAAGATGATTGATACTTTTCGACATTTTGGAATGGTGAAATAATATGACTGATTTGTATTCTAATCTACTTGGAATGGAAGAACCAGTTATTACTTATCCAATTCCCAAGAAATTAGTTCCTGAAAACGAAGACAAGGTTAATGGCAAAATCAAAAATGATATTAGGTTAGGTGTGAACATTATAGAAATAATTGAAGAAGATCATTTAATCAACTTTTACGATGAAGAATATCATTATTTTGGAGAAATAAACTATTCAGTGTATGTTGATAGTAATAATTATAAATTTTGCTATTTAGAAAACATTAGAGTGAATCCCTATCAAAAGAGAATGAAAATTGGCACAAGGATCTATGATCATTTTTATTCAAAATTGAGGCATAATGGTTGTGCTTATTTTATAGGAAAACTTTCTAGTCATGACAACGAGGAAGCGAGAGAGTTTTTTTTGAGAAGAAAATGCTTTGTTGATAAGGATACCGATTATATATAAAGAAGATTATGTAAAAAGCCCCCCCAGCCACCTTTGTGGGTTAAATGAAGGGTACCGCGTAGGTGGGCAATTAAAAAACACAAGGCAATATTTTTGAAAATCCAAGATTCCTATTGGAAGGGGGATTATGAATGAAAAAGAAATACAATTTAGAAATTGTAAAAAAGAGTGATGTAACTGAACATCATTTAAGTGTTCAAAATGATTTTACACTTTTTAGATATAGACCTATTAATAAGTACACGATTGAAGCACTAGTTAAAAATGAGTTGTGGGTAGCTAGGCCAGATTCGTTTAATGATCCCTATGATACTAGTTTTGTAGTAGATACTAAAAAGTTAATTGATCATTTATTGAGTAAGGTAAATGAGGACATTCTTCAAGGGTATAAAGAACTCAGAAAACTCAAAACAAATAGTAAAAGAAAAATTGCTGAATCTTGGATAAGAGAAATCTACAACAGTAATCTAGAAAACTTTAAACGTATCTTTTTGGTAGGGTGTTTCTCTGAAAAAATAGATAATGAAGTAATGTGGGCTCATTATGCAGACAATGCAACAGGTTTTGCAATTGAGTATTTTTATAATGACTTAAAAGTCTTAAGAGATTATCACTGTGATTTAGTAAAAGCTGTTTCAAAAGATATGATAAATCAGTTTGATATATTTGCAGATATATTTGGCGATATAGAAGAACAAGATTTTAGCCAATATAATATCTATAAAGTCATATACACCAATCACAAGTATGACGCCACAGAATTACTTATAAATGCGGTGGATGTTAGTCTCAGTGCAATAGACAATCCTAACTTAAGTTTCTTAGATATACTAAAGCAGTACAAAGATGCTGGTATGAATTTATTCTCAACCGAAAATCAAAAAAGAATGTCTGATTCAATTGTGTTTACAAAAAAGAAAATTTGGGAATATGAACTAGAGTGGCGAATGTTTCTACCAAATATGTTGATTGATATAACGAAAATTAATAACTTACATTATAAAATAGAAAATACTATATATCCAAAAGCTATATATCTTGGAGAATATATCGATCTGGCTAATAAAGTCATTCTATACAATTACTGCTACACTAATGGTATAAAACTCTATCAAATGTATTCAAAACTACAAAGAAAAAAATACGGATTGAGTTATTTTGAAGTAGATAAGAAAGATATGGTAGATTTTCTTAATAAGGTTGAATAATATGTTGAATAAAGAATATAAGCGATTAAAGTCGCTTTTTTCTTTGGTTGATGAATCAAAGACAGAACTAGTAGATAACTTAATTTATCAAGCTGCATTTATGAAAGTGGAACTTGATAAGTTACAAGATCAGATTAGGAAGTATGGTGCAATCCAAATATCAAACAAAGGTATGCAACGACAAACTGAAGCAGCTAAGTATTATACAAAACTTGTGAACTCATATGGAACTGTTATCAAAACACTTAATAGCATTCTTGGTACACAAGTAGATGATGGAGATGATGCTTTTGATGAATTTCTTAAGAGAGCAAGTGAATGAATTATCTAATTGAATACTACAATGAAATCAATAAAGGAAACGTCATTGTTGGAGAAGAACTAAAAACGCAACTAGATCAGCTTATACAAGATTTGGATAATCCTGTATACACCTTTGATGAACAACCAGGAAACTTAAGAATTGATTNNATAGAAACTTTTTGTAAACATACGAAGTCACCATTTAACGGTATGCCATTTATTCTTGAACTATGGGAGAAGGCATTACTTCAAACAGCTTTATGGATTTAAGATGGCGAATTCAGGATTACGTAGATTTAATGAAGTCATACTGCTTATTGCTCGAAAGAATGGAAAGACTACGTTTGTTGCTGGTATAGATTTGGCAGAATTCTTTCTATCAAGAGGTGGTGTAGATATTGTATGTGCTTCTAATACAACGGAACAAGCAAATATCCTTTTTGAAGAAATCAATAATATGCGAGAACAATCTCCAGCATTATCAAAAGAAACTAGAAGCAAGAAAAACATCTATCACATTTATTCTCCAAAGACCAAAAACAAGATTAAGAAGTTATCTGCACAATCAAGAAACAAAGATGGATACAATATTGAAGTTGGTTGCATTGATGAAGTTCATGAAATGACTGATTCCAAAGTCTATGATGCAATCAAACAATCACAATCAACTAAGAAAGAACCACTGATATTTATCATAACCACCGAAGGGACAACCGTTGGTGGTTTTTTAGATAATAAATTAGATTATGTTAGAAAGATGTTAAAAGGTGAAATTGTAAGATGCTAGAGTAGTTACCTTGGTTGTATACTCAAGAATTCAACAAAGGAAATAATATGAGGATCCTTTGACATGGCAGAAAATCAAATCCAAGTCTTGGAGTAGTAAAACTCAATAATTACTTAGTAAGATGTTATGAACAAATCAAAGCATGATCTTTCAACTAGAGTCACAATGCTTTGTAAGGATTTTAATATCAAACAAGCTGATTCAGGGTCCTGGTTATCATTTGATGATTTGAACAATGAAGACAAATACTCTATTGATGATCTAAGAGATTCATATGCAATAGGTGGTGTCGATTTATCATCAACGACCGATTTAACAGCTGCAGTACTTGTTATTACAAAAGACGAAGAAAACAGTATAAAGTATGTTACTCCTCTCATTTCTTTATGCCTAGTGAAGTTGTTAGAAAAAAGAATACAAAGAAGATAATGTTCCATATGACATTTGGATTAAGAAAGGTTTTGTAACATTAACAGAGGGAAACCAAAATGACTTTAGTCTTGTTACTAAATGGTTCATGAAGATGATTCAAACCTATGGAATTAGACCACTTTGGGTTGGATACGACCCTTGGAATTCTCAATATTGGATTAAAGAAATGGAAGACCTAGGTTTCAATATGGAGAAAGTTAGACAAGGAATCTATTCATTATCAGAACCCATGAAAATTATGGAAGCAGATCTAAAGAACAACTTTGTAAACTACAATAATAATCCAATTATAAAATGGTGTTTAGCTAACACACAAGCGAAGGTTGACCTTAACGGAAACATCCAACCATCGAAGTTAAACTCGAAGTACAAACGAATTGACGGGACAGTTGCATTGATTATTGCTTATGTAGTTTTAAATAGATATAAAAATGATTATGAAAACATGATATAATTAATCAAAAAGGGGTTAATTATATGGATTTTTCAAATGAGTATAAGAGAGTAAAAGAGTCAGTATTTGCAGTTGTTGAAAATAGAAGTGGCAAGTTTATATTAATTGGATCAGGAGTATATGTAGATGGTGATTATGGAATCACTTGTGAACATTGTATTACAGATATTAATAACATGTATGTTTCATTTGATCTTGTGAATTTCATAAAAATTACTAATATAAAGACTGATTCGAATTTAGATTTAGCGGTATTTCCACTAACACATACAAACAGTAGTGTTACAATTAGATCTGCAAAAAACCTCGAAGTGGGTAATGAGTGTTTTTTAGTTGGTTTTCCCATGAATATTATTCAAAAAAATGCATCACATGCATATATATCATCATTTGTAATAGATAATGGTGTTGATTTAATTAGATTGGATTCTTCTGTAAACCATGGTAACAGCGGAGGGCCACTGTTTAATTTTGATTGTGAGTTAGTTGGTATAATTAATGCAAAACATGGAAATCTCTCTAAGTTTTTAAATACGATTCAAAGTGCAAAACCAGGAGCATCAATTGCAATTGCGGGAATTAATCCCGTTCAAGTGATGCAGCAAATGATTAAAGAAATGAAAGATAACTTAAATCTTGGAATTGGGTATGCAGTAGAAATAGATCAAGTTGTCACAGTAGAACCAAATCTTCAACAAAACATCAAGTAAAAAAGTTATGTTAGTCAATTGATTTTCGACAAGTATATAGATGTCGAAATTGTAATGTTAACGTTGTTGTTAAATACTTTAGGAGAGACATTCTCCTTTTTTAATGAAAGAGGTGGTTAGATGCCTATTTTTAAAAGAAAAGGCAAAACTGGTTCATTTGATGCACTCCAGTTAATCAGCAATTTAAATACATTTTACACACCGTTTGGTACAAACATATCAAAAAGTGATGTGGTTAAAATATGTATTGATCGAGTCGCAAGCCAATGTGCGAAACTCAAACCAAGATTTATAAAAACCGAAAATGATAAGACAGTAACCGAGAAAAAAGGTAGGCTGTCTTTTCTTTTGAAGTATAAGCCAAATGATATCATGACACCTTATGACTTTATTTACAAAACGATCACTTTGCTATTGCTGAATGATAATGCATTCGTTTATCCAAAGTTTGATAAGGACTCAGGAGAGTTAAGAGGCATTTATCCGCTTAGACCAATCACGGTAGAAATCATTGTGGATAGTTCTGATACCTACTTTATCAAGTTCTTGTTTGATAATGGTGAATCTTACATTTTGCCATATGACAATGCGATTCATTTAAGACGACACTTTGGACAAAACGATATCTTTGGTGGTACTGGGTCGACTGGAGATCATGAAGCCATCTTAAAAAACGATATCCATCAATGATAGTTTACTTCAAGGAATCGACAATGCCGTCAAATCTTCAATGCAAATCAAAGGTATCTTGAAGATGAATGGGATGCTATCAGAAACAGATAAGAAGAAGCAACGTGAGTTATTCGATGATGCCCTTTCAGAATCAGTAAGTTTGAAAGGAAGTTCAATTATACCGATTGATTTGAAATCAGAATATATACCTTTAGATGTTGATCCGAAACTTATTGATAAGGATACACTTGAATTCTTACAAGCAAAGATACTGGATTACTTTGGAGTATCAGTTCCAATATTTACAAGCAAGTATACAGAAGATGAATACAACTCATTTTATGAGTCAACCATTGAGCCTTTAGCTATACAACTTAGCGAGGCTTTTTCTTTAGGCTTATTGACTGATAATCAGTTAGAACGTGGTGAGGAAATCATCTTCTACAGTGAAAGATTACAGTATGCCTCATGGAATACAAAAGTTGCTGCAATTGAGAAACTTATGAGTTTAGGAATAATGTCACTTAATGAATCAAGAGCACTTCTCGGTTTAGAACCAATCGAAGGTGGAAACAAACGACTTCAATCATTAAACTTTGTTGATGCAGATAAAGCGAATCAATATCAAGTAGGAACGGAGGACCCTATAGATGAAAATAACAGTTAATGGAAAGATATCAGAAGATGCACTCAAAATCATTTTAGATACACAAAAAAAGAAAACGATTATCATTGATGATTATTGCAAAAAAGAAAAACTACGAGTCACTTTTCTATTAAAGACTCAGAGCTTGAATAATGAGTACCAAAAACAAGCAAAACCAAAACCGAAGAAAGTAGAGACTCGTAAAGATGATAAAGGAAACTAGATTAGCTGATGTCACGCTTCATGAAGAAGATGACAAGATGATACTAGAAGGCTATGCATTAGTCTTTAATAATGAAACGCTAATAGGTGATGAAGAATATGGTTTCTTAGAAGAAATCGATTCAAGAGCACTATCGGAAACAAAAATGAAGGACGTTCCTATGAAATATAATCATATGGACTCCTTTTTAATTCATCGCTAGAACCAAGAACCAATCATTATCACTTGCAGTTGATAGTATTGGTTTAAAAGTGCGTGCAGAGTTATTAGACACAAACACCAATCAAGACATCTATAAAATGGTAAGAAGTGGCTTGCTGGATAAGATGAGTTTTGCTTTTACTGTTGATGAACAAGTGTGGAATCGTGAAGGTAGAATTCCAAAGAGAACTATTACAAAAATTGAAAGGTTGTATGATGTGTCGGTTGTGGATACACCAGCATATGATGCAACTTCTATATATGCTCGTTCTTTAGAATCTATGGAGTTAGAACTAAAGGCTATGGAGTTAGTAGAGCAGGAACAAAAATCAAGCATTATCAAAAAACGTATCAAAATCAAATCACAAATCTAAAAGGAGAAAAAAATCATGAACTTAGAACTTAGAAGAAAAGAAATCGAGTCAAGACTGACTGAAATTAGAGGTCTTGTCGATAATGAAACAGATATTACAAAACTTGAAGCATTCGAAACTGAAACGACTGAGCTTCAAGAAGAAAGAAGTATTATTGATAAGAAAATGGCAATTGCTAGCAAAGCTGAAATCAAGCCAATCGTTATTGATAATAGAACTAAAATTGATAAAGAAAAACTAGAGCAACGTGCAGCAAGTTTGCGTGAAAGTCGTGTGATTCAAGTATCAAGTGAAGAAATCTTACTACCTGATCACACTGCTTCAGGATTAGCACCAGTACCATTTGCTCAAGTTTCAACACTTGTTGATCGTGTAAATGTCATTAACCTAAATGGTGGAGAAACGTACAAGAAATCATTTAGTTAAAAACAATGGTATTGCTGGAACAACACTTGAGGGACAACCTTACAGTGAAACAGAACCTGCATTTGGTTATTTGACAATTTCTAAAGTGAAGATTACTGCTTATACAGAAATCACAGAGGAACTTGAAAAACTACCTGCTATTCCTTACCAAGCTGAAGTGCTACGTAACATCAATATTTCATTGAAAAAGAAAATCAGTGAGCAGATTTTACGTGGTGCTGGAACAACGAATACCTTCACAGGTATCTTTAGTGATGCAGCAGTAGCATTAGCTGATAAAGCACCACTTGAAATCGAAGCAATTACTGATTCAACACTTGATGATATTGTCTTTGCCTATGGTGGTGATGAAGAAGTCGAAGGTGGAGCAGTTCTTATCTTGAATAAGAATGATTTACGTGCATTTGCAGGACTTAAGACTCAAGAAGGAAGAAAAGTACATACTATTGACTATGTCAACAAGACTATAGATGGTATTCCTTATATCATCAACTCTCATTGTAAAGCCATCGCTGATAGTAATACTGCGGCTGGAGAATACGGTATCGCATATGGAGGACTTAAAAATTATGAAGTTCCAGTATTCTCACCAGTTGAAATTGGAAAATCAACTGATTACAAATTCAAAGATGGAATCATCAGCTACAAAGCATCAGTATTCACTGGTGGTAACGTAGTGGGGTACAACGGATTCCTACGTATTAAAAAGAAAGCTGCAGCATAGTAACTAAAGCAATTTAACAGGTTAAGAAAGGATTGATTTCATGGCTATACTAGACATTGTAAAAAAAGCACTACTAATACCTTTATCAGAATCATTTGCTGATGACGAGTTGAACACTCACATTGGTAGTTGCAAAGCATACCTGACGAGTTGTGGAATTAATCCTTCTTATATAAATGATGAATCAAATCCCATGGTTAGCACAGTGATTATTATTTATGTGAAGACGTTTTTTGGCTTTAAGAATGATGGGAGTGCAAAAGAACTACCAAAGACATTTGATATGTTGGTTGGTCAGATTGCACTAACACAAGGAGTTTCAGAAAATGTATCCTAATTCACCCAATATATCCATAAAATTGCTAACCATGGATTTGGTTCAAAATTCTATTGGTTCTTCAACATACCAACTTATAAACTCAAAAGAAGTTTTTGGTCTAAACTTTAGCATTACATCAAACGAATATTATGACAGCAAACGATCAGATATAAGAATCGATTTAGCACTTAAAATTCAAAGCTTCTTGTACGATGGTAGCAAATACGCTGACATTGTAGGGGACATTTACAAGATTGAACGAACTTATCAAATTGGACAGTTCATTGAACTTTACTTGAGTAAATCTAAGATCAGAAAGAGTGATATCATTGGTTACGCTTGATGAACTAGGTGTTGCTATATCAAATATGGTAGAAGAGTATGCTGAAGACATTATTGGAAAACTTGAAAAACGACTTGATGAAACCGCACAGGAAATCGTGAAGTATATCAGTACTCATGCACCAAGAAGTGGTGGTACAAAACCATTCGCAGATTCATTCGTTGCTGAACCTCAAGGTAGTGGAGTCAACAAGACGATTGTTATCTTCTCAAATGAAAAAGGAAAACTGACACATTTACTAGAATTCGGTTTTACACACCGTAGTGGTAAGTATGTGGGACCAAGACCCTTTATGCGTCCAGCATATGATCTGCTAACTCCTAAAATGCTAGAAGATATAAAATCAATTATTGAAAAAGGTGATGTCTAATGCAGGAAAAGTTGGAAGCATTATATGATACATTAAATTCTGTTTTACCTGGAAAAGTGTCATACGGAACAAGAGAAGGGTTAGAAAGCGATCCAAATTATATCATCTACCAAGAACTCAGTAATCGAGCGATTGTTTATGCAGATGATAAGGTTGTCGCAAAGGTAGCAACCTTTCAAGTTAGTTTAATCACTGAAAAGAAGAACTTGGGATTAGAAGAACAACTAGAAGCATCCTTATATTTTATGGGATATGAATTTGAATTATTATCTGAATTTGTTAATGAAGACAGTTCAGTCAACAGAGTATATGAAATCAAAGAGGAGGTATTTTAAATGAGTAATAAAGTCACATTTGGTTTAACAAACGTACACTATGCACTCGCAACTCAAACCGAAGATGGAAGTTGGACATTTGCAACGCCTAAACGTTTAGAAGGTGCACAGGAGATTACTACTGAAGCCATCGGTGGAAGTACACAAGTATATGCAGATGATAAGGTAATCGCAACATTAGTATCCAACTCAGGGACAACAGTCACCTTGAAATTTACTGAGATTGATGATGTAGTTTAAAAAAGACATCTTTGGTGTTTTAGAAGACACTAATGGAAATCTTGTAGAAGTAGTAAATGGACGAAACAAAGACATTTGCGTTAGGGTATGAAATTCAGGGAGATATCAAAGCAAGACGTATATGGTATTTCTTATGTACAGCGACACCTTCAGGAGATGCCAGTAAATCAAAAGCCGATTCAATTGAAGCAAATTCAATTACATTAAACATCACAGCTAGACCGATTGAATCTGGAAACAATCTAATTTTAAGAGTGATTGCAGGTGTGGGAGATACGAACTATGCAGCATTCCTTACGACAGCTCCAACATTACCAACATTCATTTAAGGAGATAATCTAACATGGAAAAGACATTCAAACTTGGTGATAGGGATTATCGCCTTCATTCATCATTATTTACAATTATTGATTATCGTAATGTGTTCTCAACAGAACTATTTAGCGATATCAAAAAACTAGAGAAATCAAATATCAAGAAAGAGGATGACTTATCAACCGTGATTGACACCATCTTCCGAATCATCTATGTGTTACATCGACCTTTCAGTAAACAATCATACAACGACTTTTTAATGTCGTTGGATTTTTCTATTTTAAGCAATCAAAACGAACTTGAAAATCTAACGAATACGATAGGTGAAATGCTCGGAACGTTTCAAAAAGGATCCACACCCAAGCCACCAACAAAGAAATAATGATGTAAATGTAACAGCTAATATCATATTTAATCTAGCACATTTGGGTATCACTATTGAGGATACAAAGAACTTCGATTTGGATACTTATTTTGAGATTGTAGAGCTTGAAATGAATGTGATAAATGGAAAACAATCCATCAAAAGAGCAACACAAAAAGATATTGATAAATTCCTATTATAGGAGGTGAATATTAATGGCAGAGACAGTCAAAGGATTAAACATAAAACTAACCCTTGATGGTAAGGATTTAGAGAACGAACTAAATGGAATCAAGAAAGATTTAAAAGAGCAAAATAAAGACTTACGTGCGATTAATACGAACCTTCGTTATGATAGTACAAATCTTGATTTATGGAAACAAAAACAGTCCAAACTAAACGATATATTAGTACAAACAAAAAAGAAACTTGAAACTCAGAACCAGGAACTTGATCGTGCGAAAAAGGCTGTTCAAGTTGGTGATATGAGCCAAGATGAATTTAATAAGTTAAAACGTAATGTCCAATACACTGAAGCAGAACTTGCTAAGATGAATGGACAGTTGGAAAAAACATACAGATAAAATCAAACAACTTAGTAATGCTAACTTCGAGAAGATTGGTAAACTTGGTTCAACTTTAACAAAAAGCGTAACGGTACCTATTTTAGGTGCCGTTTCTGCTTTAACAGCATTCTCTGTTAAAACTGCTTATACAGCAGATGAAATTGGAGACACCGCACAGAAACTAGGATTATCTGCAGAACAGTTCCAAGAATGGAATCATGTCGCAACCATTATGGGAACTTCAACGGAATCCATGTCTAAAGCATTCATGAAAGTTAATGGTATCTTAGGTGATATCGCTACAGGTAATGGCGATAAAGTTGCTGATAGCCTTGCATTAATTGGACTTTACTGTTGATGATCTAAAAAGGTAAAAATACTGATGAAGCATTTGAACTTATTAGAGATGCACTAAGTGATGTTGCTGATGAGTCTGTAAGAGTTGGTGTGGCCAATGAGTTTTTTGGTGAGAAAATTGGTACTGAAGTACTCCCTATCTTATCAAGTGAAACTGATGCTATCAGTGATTTAAGAGCAGAAGCACAAGCGTTAGGTGTTGTAACTAATGAACAAGCAGCACAAGCAGGCGAGTTCACTGATGCACTGGATCGAACCAAACAAGCAGTATCTAGTTTAGGTGTTGATTTAGCAAGTACACTCTTACCAGTTATCCAGGAACTTATTATTAAAGTCAGAGATAATGTGATCCCAACATTTAAAGACTGGATTGATAAGTGGAATAACATGGATTCAGGTACTAAGAAGATCATTGCTACATTAACTGGATTAGTAGCCGCAATAGGACCGGTGCTATCTGTTGTTGGTAAAGTTGGACCACTCCTCAATGCTGGATCCATTGCACTTAAAGCTGTAGGTACATCTGGTATATTTGCAGGTGTAGGCATCAATGCGGCAACACTTGGTATTGGTGCATTGATTGCCATTTTAGCAATGGCTTTATTTCAAAGTGAAGAATTCAAAGAACTACTTGGAAGGCTCATGGAAACGTTCATGCAACTCTTACCGCCTATCTTAGCGATTGTGGATAGTTTGATGACAGCTCTTCAACCGATCCTGGATGTCATTATTGATTTAGTCGTAATGTTAATAGATTTATTAGTTCCGATACTAGATGTTATCCTTATGCCACTCATTACTCAAATTCAAATGTTTGCGGGTATTTTAGAAGCACTAGCACCACTTATTACTGTTGTCGGCGAAGTATTAAATGCAATCTTAGTTCCAGCAATTAACGTACTCAAAACAGTACTTGAACCAGTATTAAAGGTTGTTCAGAAGATTGTTGAATTCATCCAAAAAATATTCGAGTGGATTGGAGACCTACCTTCAAAGATTGGCGACTTTGGTGGCAAAGTAAAAGATACTTTTTCAAGTGTTACTGAAGGGATATCAAATATCGCAAATAAAGTAACAGATGGTATTAGTGATTTTGCATCGAATGCAGCTGATAAAGTCAGTGGATTCTTTGGTGGTATTGGAGATTTCTTTTCTGATACATTTAATCTAAAAGGATCGAGTACAGTGAATAAATCAAATTCCAACTCATCAACCAGTAATACAAACAACATCACGATTAATACAACATCACCGACCTTTGATGTGGATTCCATCAATAAGGCATTAGGAGGTAGCGTGATATGATCAGACAATTTTATTTAGAAAATGAATACGGTGATATCTATTACTTTAATCATAAAAATCAGACCATTATCTCTCAAGTTAGTGGTCTTGGTTTTTCTTTAGATATGAAGTACTTAGAGTATAGTCGTTTTTACTCTCGTTCAGAATATAATATTCCATTATCCGAGATTTCTGAAACATTAATCTTCCTAAAAGGATATCAAGGGTATAAATCATTTGTTGATTTTATAAGCAAAAGTAATAAAGAGTATAAACTACACTATCAAAATGATGCTTTCAGTGCTTATTGTTATGTAGATATTTCAAGCTTATCAAAAGCAGAATTAGTAGCTAGTACGATTCAAAGCAACATACGTCTTTAAAAAACTAATCTCTTTGGTTGAAAGAAAAAGCGTATGAGATTATTGCTAATGGTTCATCTAGTGGCAAGGTTTATCCATACTCGTATCCGTATTATTATTCTAGTTCCTATGAAGGTAAGGTATATATTAGAAATGATGGGCTGAATGATGCCCCGATTGTCATTGAAATGATAGGAAGTGTCATTGATCCAGAAATACTGATTAAAAGGAATGGAGAAGTGGTATCGACTTTACGTTTATATTTAACTGCAGAAGATATAACCCATTACCATTAACTCTATTCCAAGTAAACAAGAAATGACAATGGATGAATCAGGAGTAATAACTGACATTTATGGATTACAAGATTTTGTAAGAAGACAATTTCATATTTCTTGAACATGGTGATTATGAAGTAGAGTTCAAACCAGGAGTCGCTACTGAGTCGATTTGCAGGGTAACCATACTCGAAAGGCTATCTAGGAATTTAGCACATGAAACTATTATTTCTGGATCGTAGTACTCTGCAGTATAAAGATAATGCTTATGTCAGTAATCAATATGAACTCGCTCTTGACATGGTCCTCATAAAAAGGTCAACTTTCAAAGTAAACAAAACAAACATTAATTGCACCATTGGAGATATTGTTGTTCTTAAGAATGACATCTATTCATATATAGGTATCCTGGAAAGCATTGAACTCAATGATGATTATACAACAAACATTAAGTCTCTCGATTTTAGAGAGATTTTTAATTTGGATATCCCAGCTACAAGTTTTTCTGGTGATCTTGCAGATTACATACAGCAAGTTATAACAGCGTACTTCAAGAATAATTCAGACCAAAAACAGAACCTAGCTTATTTAACATTAAGTAAAGAAACGAGTGTATCTGGAAGCCTTAGTTTCGATTCAGACAATATCATCAATATGTCAAAGATATTTGAACTTGTCTCTAAGGGTTATGGCCTTAGTTTTGATACTGATGTTACATATCTCAGGGGACGTATCACTGGTATTACCTTTAGAATCGTTAGTGTAAATCAAGGCATGGTCATTAAAAGTGATTTTTCATCAATCTTAAATGTCGAGACAAATGATTCAACGAGCCAACTTGTGAATAAGGTCGTTTACTATCCACGAAGCGATAATCAGATTTATCGGACCATTAAGTCATATTATTTACTTACAACTGGTGAAATCACAGAAGATGGTACCTCAGATGATAGATACAACAGTGTCATGGCCAAGAGTTATATCTATACGGATAACGATTATGGAACATTAGAAACCAAAGCAAGAAGTGAAATGGTAACATCCAAACTAGATCACAATATTACATTTACAATTGACATGAAAAACAAGGTGTTCATTCCTTTTGAGAATATCTATCTTGGGGATTATGTCTCTTTTATTCATAAAGGTAAAACGTACGAATCCGTGATTACAGGAATCACATTCAAGGATTCGTTAAATTATGCAACGATAACGTTAGGAGAGTATCGAGTGAAATTAACGGAAAAAATACAATTGCTTAGTAAAAACACAAGTAGTGGTTCAACCAGTAATATAACAATAACCAATACAGACATCGATGGAGGTGAGTTCTAATGGGATTACAAAAAATAACATTTGAAGGTGGGAACGTCACATCAAAGATGGATTCAGATTTATACCATTTTCTATTTTCAAGTGATGTAGGCATCTTAAAAGGATTAAAAAGTGAATGCGGATATACATTAGCGAATAACACCATTACATTTAGTGATGGATACATTTCAGTATATGGAAGAATCATTTATGTTGAAAATCAGACAACCATTGGAGTTACTCCAGATTCTAGTAAATATGGATATGTTGTTTTAGGTGTAAACACATCTGATAACTCAATAAGTTTATATTTAAAAGAACAGACAGGTAGTTATCCATCCTTAACAATGACAAATCTATTAACAACAGATGGACTATATGAACTGGCTTTATGTGCGTATACAAAAACAACAACATCAGTTACTTTAACCAGTTATTCAAGAAAACTTATCAGTAATGACAGAACTCGAGTAGATGATCTTGACGATGAAATATTAAGCCGCTATTTACCAAAGAGAAGAACATTGACTTTAGTAACAGCTGGTACTTATCGTTTTTCTGGTACAAGTTCAGTTGAACTAAGAGATTCAATTATCTATGTGACAATTAACAACCATACGGTAGTGACTTTTCCAGGAGAACAGATGTTCTTATTTGTTGGATCTAATACGTCAATTTCATATCGATATGCATCAAGTGATTATTCGCTTAGTGTTGTATATCAAGATGGGATTGTCACGTTAACAACTGGAAATACGACACATAATATCACAAGCGTGTTTACAAAAAAATAGGAGGAATTTAAATGGCTACAATTCAAATAAAGAGAAGAACAACTGCAGGAACTGGACCATTAACTGGAACAACAGGAACAGTAAAAGCTGGTGAACCACAAGTTGATTTTAGTGGTGAGCATTTATATATTGCAAAAGCGGACAAAGTGGCAAGTGTATCAGTACCACTCTCTGAATCAGATTACTTGAAGATACCTGGAGTAGACAAAGTTGATAATCAGATTGATACAAAGATTACTGCACTTAATCTAGGAACAGCATCAACAAAAAACACTGGGACTGGAAGTGGGAATGTACCTATCCTTGATGCAAGTGGTAAATTAGCAGATAGTGTTGTTCCAAAGATTGCGATGACAAACACATATGTTGTAGCAAGTCAGACTGCGATGCTTGCTTTATCAAACGCACAGGAGGGTGACGTTGCCGTTAGAACCGATTTAAACAAGTCGTTTATTCTAAAGGCATCACCTTACTCTACTCTTGCTAACTGGCAAGAACTCCTAACACCAACTGATGCTGTAACGAGCGTTAATGGTTCAACAGGGGCAGTAACGATTTCACTTGCTGGGCTTGGAGGTGTTGCTTCAACAACATATAACACGCATGTTGCTTCGAATCTACATTTAACAGAAACTCAAAGAACAATTTTGAGTAATGTGAAAGATATTTATATTGGCGATTCAGATGGGATTGCAGTCGCAGCTTCTGAAACGGAATATGCAAATAATGTAATTATTGATGGTCTTTTATATGTTGCAGTTGTTGACTCAAACTATACACCAACTAGAATTACTTACAAACTTGGGATTGATACTTCAAAAGTATTAACACCATCATCGATCATTGATGGTGGTACTTACTAATGTCAATTATTAGAGTTAAACGTGGTTCAAGTACTCCAACGACATCTGATCTATCCTATTTAGGTGAGTTAGCTTTTGATTATGGTAGTGAAACTCTATATGCAAGAGGCATATCTTCTGTAGTGAAAATTGGTGGTGCATTAGAACAAGTATATTTCTATCAAGGATATTCTTATTACCATAGTTTAACTTATCCGTTTGATCCAGATTACATTTATAAAGTTCATGTGATTGCGTCCACTCAAGGAACTTCATTAGATACTTCAGATACGTACATCTACTACAGAACATCTGCTCAATCAAGTCTTTACGGATCCTATATTAACCATCATTTAAATACTGAAGATACAGTTCACGATAAACGATCATCTATAAATACAACAGCAAAGTACATCGAAGATAGTTATGTATCAGGAACCAGCGATTACAAGTGGGATTACAAAGGTCATTGATTTTGAAATATCGCCTTACATTTAAAGTCGAGTTATGTACGATACTCAAGTGTGGGTAGCATATCGGCAAAAGTATGACAACACTTTTCTGGCCAAGGAGATGGATCAATTAAGATGGTGGACTTTTGTTCACACAGCATATGGCGATCGTTGGAGCACTATATATCAATCCAGGAATGTCTGTAGGTTCACCTGATAGTATTTCAGTTACAATCTACAGAATGAGAAGAAAGTTAGGAATTATTATGGCAATTATTAAAGAGTTAAATACGAAATTTGGTGTAGGTGCATCTTATCACCGAATTACTGCATTCAATATAAGTTATTCAAACAAGAAGATTACAGTATGTGTGGCATCCTATTTATCCAAAGAAGCAAGAGCAAGTAATAACCATCCAATCGAGGAAGTGGATATATCAATCCCATTTTCTGATTATGGATTGTTTTTAGATGTGAATCCAATTGTTGAAGGATACAATTGGTTAAAGCAAAATGTCATAGGATTTGAAGATGCATTAGATGATTATGATGTTTTAGAACCACCACTAGCTGAAGCTATTGAGGAGAAAGTAAATGAATGACGTCTATGATCTCATAAAAGAAGTATTTCCAAATACTGAAATTTTGCTTATTTACTATGGTGGATCTAAAGCTTATGGATTAGATGAAAATACAAGCGATATTGATGTCACTGTCGTATTAGAGGGTTTTAGAGGAATCCTTCATTTATTTATTGGAAAATATGACCTATTTGTTTTCTCGAAAGAGGATTTTATTAAGAGACAACAATTTGATGATTCAATCATCGCTTATCATAGGCAAGCAGCAGATAATGTTCTTGGTATTAAATCAAAATGAGTATTATTTAAAATCCTGTGTTTTCAGATGAGTTAGATCATATCATTACAAACGTTGATCGTACATTTATTAGCAATTTGATAGATGCATTATTAATCTATTCAAAAAGTGTATTTGAAGTTAATCAAAAATCTAAAGCTTTCTATCATCTATATAGACTAAGAGGCATGATTGAACACTTTAATCAGACAGGTACATTTGACTTGATTGTAGATGAGCCTTGGAAAAGTAAAATGATTGATTATAAAGCAAATTATAAAGTAAACCACGAGGTTAATTAGTANAAGAAGAGATAGTATCCTTATTTGACTACCTAGAGAATTACAGAAATGAGATGATACAAAGTGGACTGGGATAGTATTACAGAGGTGTTTCGTATGCAAAATCTAATATATTGGGTTGTGACTATGGTTGTGGTAATTTTGACAACTATTAAACAATTCAGTCAGCAAGAAAAAAGAACAAACAAAAAATGATGAAATCATCGTTAATCTTCAAAGAATCGAAAAACAAAATGTTAAGATGCTAAACTTACTTGAAATGCATGGACAGGATATTAAATCTTTAAAAAAGGATGTTAATGTTCTTGAACATCGTGTATCAAGACTAGAAGATTCACAAGTAAATATATATAACCATATAGGAGGAAAACCAAATGACAACACTTGAAACAATATTAATCGTAACTAATGTGCTAACACTTATTCTATACTTCACATCGAAGTTTAAAGAAAGTGGGAATCTATCAACGGTTATTAAAGAAGTTAAAGAAGATATTAGGAACTCTTCTGAAGTCGTCGCTGATTTAGTGACAAAAGCGACTGATATCGTATTTGATGAAACGGTTCAAAAGACAATTAAAGAGTTCATTATGATTGTTGAGGAGAAGAATCAGATTGCCAAACAAAAGGGTGAAATTTTCCTAGCTGGGGATGAGAAAAACAAGCTGTTATTCAAAGACTTAGTGAATGGGTATCAAATCTAACTGGATCGACTGAAAAAGCGATTGGTTTTGTTGAAGATAATCAAAGCAAGATAGAATCCATCATTGATGATTACATATCCTTTAGTAACAAAATGCACGGAAAATCAACACTCTCAGAAGCAGAGAAGATTATTGCAGATAAGTTGAATAAGTAAAAGAATAAAGCTTGCTATAGTAGCTTTATTTAGGTAACATGTGTCATAACCAAATCAAGGAGGAAAAGTATGTTAAACCAAGTCATATTAGTAGGAAGAGTAAATAAACTCGACAAGCTAGCAGGTATTGTTACAATTGATATTAAAAGACAAAATTGTAAAGAATCTGATTTGATTCCAGTAAGCATTGTAGAAGGACTCATGGATAATGTTCTAGAGTACCTTAAAGAAGGTGCTACAATAGGCGTTAAAGCATCACTTAACATTGATAACAATATCCTAAGGATTGTTGGAGATAAAGTAACATTCATTAATACGAAAAACGAATAACTAAATAGCTTCACAAGTATGGCCACACCGATAATATGGTGTGGCTTTTTTTGTATTTTTTTAGATTTTGATTTGTTAACGTTTAAGTAGTATAATGTTTTTGTGCATATAAAAAGGGGTGATAATATGAAAAATGAAATAATTGTTCAAAATGAAGATATGCAAGCAGAACATATTCAACTATTTAATCATAGTATTGGTGAAATAAGAGAAGATATCCGATATTCTCCGTATATCCTCGAGGCTGTCAGAGTATTAAAGGTTAATGGATTAAGAAGTGCAATCGGACAGTTTTGGAATGCTGTTGTTGATGACTTGCGAAGAAAAATCATTTATCGAAGTTTAGATCTATTTAACAAGGAGTCTAGTATTGGTAGAACTATCAGTACTTATGAAGACTTTCAAGATCATGTAAATGATTTTCAGTTAATTGAAGGAGCATATAAAATTGGTGTGATAGGACTTGAAGCAAAAAAAGTGCTACATCATGCGAGAGATACTAGAAATATATTTTCAGCACATCCTGAAAGTAGTGAACCATCACATGTAAAAGTCCTTTCAATGATGGAGGATTGTATTAAGTATGTCTTAAGTCAAGACTTTCCACCTAAAATAGTGATTCTTGATGATTACATTAATATTATGTCATCAGAAACATTTAATAGGGATGAGTATATTATTTCAAATACATTTGCAGATCTTCCAAAAATCTACAAGAATGAACTTGCTAACAGGTTTATGACGTCTTATATACACGAAGACACACCTATGACTCTGAAGTCAAACATAGAGTTTTCAGCACCTTTATTATGGAATTTGTTACCTAAAGACATACAAATACAAACTGCAAGGAGAGTTGATCAGGAAATTCAAAACGGAGATGCTAAAAGGATTGATAATGCATTTAAATTTATTGATTTTGTAAATGCTAGTAGATATCTTTCTAGAAATGCCCGAATTAGTCTTTTAAGACCTATCATTAAGAAATTAAATGATAATCTAGATACTTTCAGAATTGAAAATGAATGTGTTACTCAATTATCAAAATATTCAGAAATAATTCCATCTGAATTACTGTTTGACTATGTTAATGGACTTACCCAAACATATGTTGGAAGAATGCACGGAAGTATTCAATTTTCAAGAAAAGATTTTTTTGCAGATTTAGCAGCACAATATATTCCGGACATGTTTAGTAAATTTAGTGATATTGCAGTAGAAAAATTCATCGAGGTTCTGCAGCAAAATACAATATTAAAAGATAGAATTAAACATCCAATTAAACTTAGAAGATTAAGAACATTAGGTGACATTGCAAGAAATAAGGCTACGGCAAAAACTGTTAAACTTGATGTGCTAGATTTCTTAGTTGATGAGGATAAAGAAGAAGAATTTTTGAAAATCATAAAATAATTAAGTTATGTAGGTAAACTTTATATTGTTACATATTACATTAAAAAATATATAAATGAATGAAGTCATACCTAAAAAAGATATGACTTTTTTTGTATTCTTGAAATTAAAAAAATATGTTATAATTTTACTTAAGAGGATATCTAGGGGGAACACATCATGGATAACTACGAAGTTGCGATCAATGGCACGACTTTAGCTGCACGAATTCTAGGTATAGAAACACCAGACGTGCAGTTTTTTTATAATCAAGATTTAACTAAGAAAGGCATTAATTCTATCTTTATAAAAGAAAAATACATCATAGCTTTTAACGAAGAATGGATAAAGCAAGCAAAACCAATGGAGATTCAAGTTACATGCTTTGATGAAACTAGACATGCATTTCAATGGAAGTTGATAACAAGAAAGTATCAAGGTGAAAGCAATATTGATTCAAAAACTATTCAGATTTGGAAAGAGGAAATGAGTAATTATAACTCACCTACAAAAAAAGATATCCCTGAAGAAGAATATCTTAAACAAAAAATTGAAATAGATGCAATTTCATTTGCTCATTTTCATATTAAGAAACTATATAATGTTAAGAGTATAATACCGGAATGCATTACGAATGAGGTGGCTTTAAAACTAGATTGTTTTCGAGAGGTGTAAAGTATGTTAAATATTGGATTGATTGTATTAATATCAATAGATTTTATGCTTTTGTTTATCGGCAAAATCATATTTTATTTACATGCTTTCAAGGTGTTTAGTTTTAAAGATTTTATTCAAAAAATTCAAAATGCAGTTCCAGATAAAAACAAAAAAGAAGAGCAAGAAGAACAAGAAGAAGATATAACTGATGATGTAATAGAAATTTATGAAAAGAAACGGAATTTATTACAGAAGATGTGGCAAGGCTTATTACAAGGCTTACTATTTATGCTTAAATTAACAGGTGCAATTGTTGCGATTGGTTTGGGATTAGCAATTATTTTGATTAGTATAGGAATTCCTACAGCAAGTATATGGGGAACGATTCTGATTGCTATATATTTTGAATTACTCTATGCAATCCTATTCCTGTTTGCGATGAGATTTATAAACTTTTTTTTGGGTTTAGGGTTGTTGAAACTAGCAAAAGTAGATAAAAAAAGAACACAAAGAATATTGATTATGGATGCAATACAATTTACAATGCTGAGTTTACTGATTTTTCTGGCAGCATTTGGTTACCCTCTTGACGTAGAAAGTATGATTGTGATACCTTTTGAGTGGGATACAACGCTTAATAACTTGCTTTCTATTGTTATACCGATGTTATTTTATGCTTTGTTGATTACGAATATATTTGCATTAGCTATTCGTTTCAAAAATATTTTCACAAAAGATGTAAACAAACATAGAATAATTCGTTTACACCAGTTGCTATTTATATTTATCGCTTCATGTTTCTTTGGGATTTTGTATATCACGGATATTGACTTGAGTTTTATGACTGAATTGGAAAGAACAATGTATTTACAAACACTTGAAGTAGTTAAATGGATTATAACTTCTGTGTTTATTCCATTATTTATATATACACTTAACAATTTTAAGAAAACTACAAATAAANTAGTNAAACGACCTACAAGAAGAACGAGAANGCGTTATTGA